AACTGAAGAGAGCCTACAGTCCCGGTGAGGTGCTGAACATGAAGATTCCCCGGTTCGAGTTTTCCGGGGACTGGCAAACCTCGATAGGCAACCCGGCCAAGAGCGGCGTGTGGATTATTTGGGGAGCCAGCGGAAACGGTAAGAGCAGCTTTGTGATGCAGCTGGCCAAGTACCTGTGTAGCTTCGGACGCGTAATTTATGACAGTTTGGAAGAAAGTACCGGTTTGTCGTTCCAGATGAGCCTGAAACGGCACAAGATGGGTGAAGTGAAAAAGAAGCTGATTATCCTTGACCGGGAACCGATGGAGCAATTGGAGGAACGGTTACGGCGCAGAGGCAGTCCCGGAATCGTGATTATCGACAGCTTCCAATACAGCGGCTTGAACTACAAAACCTACAAGGAGTTCAAGGAACGTCATCCCAAGAAACTGTTTATCTTCATCAGCCATGCCGAGGGGCTTCATCCGGCAGGTAGAAGCGCCCGCAAGGTGGAATATGATGCCGATGTGAAAATCATGGTAAGCTGTTTCAAAGCCTGGTGCAAAAGCCGCTTTATGGAGCGGCCCGGTGAGCCCTACGTGATATGGGAAGAAGGTGCTGCCAAAACATTGAAGGACGATAATATGGAGGATTATTTGAATGATGGAATGGGAGAATAAGCTGTACCAGATACTCCTGAAAGAACAGGAAGCGGAGGCCGTGGTGGACGATTGGGTAGAACGTAACATACAAAGCGACCTCCGTCTGCGCAGGGCCAAGACAAAGGGACACGTAGTGATAGAAACCAGGGATGTGATGTTTGCTCGGAATATTCAGGTATGGCATCCGTCCTGCCAAATAAACATTAAAGATTTGAAGTGATGGAAAAGAAAGAAGAAAAGAAAGTGTGCTGCATCTGCGGCAAAGAGTATGAGGGCTACGGATACAATCCGTTCCCGGTGAAAGAAGAAGGCTGCTGCTGCCAATCGTGCAACTACAGTGTGGTCGTTCCGGAACGGTGGGAACGGCACAAGGCTTATCAGCGCGGTGAGGCGACCGGTGCCGGGAAGGTGTACATCAGCGGAGCTATCGCGCATTATGACATGGATGAGCGCAAGGAAGCCTTCAGCCGTGCCGAGGAGGAACTGAAGGCACAAGGCTATGACCCTGTAAACCCTTTCAGGAACGGATTGCCGGATGAAGCTCATTGGAGAGCCCACATGCGGGCCGACATTGCCCTGTTGCTGGCTTGTGACTATATCTATATGCTGAAGGACTGGGAACTGAGCAAGGGAGCCAAACTGGAACTTGACGTGGCCAGTTCGTGTGGCATTAAAGTGTTGTTTGAATAAAATTAGTCGATATGGGAAAAATAAAAATGGAAACCGGTGTTGTGGTGATGAAGTTGACCGCTACGGTATATAGAGGAACAATTCGTGAAATCCAATCCTCACGCATAGGTTTTTGCGGGGAGTACAATAAAGAAATACTTTCTAAAATGGGTGATGAGTTCAAAAAGATATTTGCTAAGCAAATTGAGGCTGAATACAAAGGTAAATCAGTGAAGCCGGATAAGATAATTTATCGTGTCAGTACCAAATCAACGGAATGTGAAATGATTCTTAATGGTAAATGACATGGCACAGGAAGTAACCAATTTCGCCCGGTTCTACACATTGTTCAACAAGCTTCCCTGTACAGGAGACCGGGAAGAATTCAAGAAAAGCATTGTGCTGCAGTACACGTGGAACCGGACGGACAGTCTGAAGGAAATGACAGCCAAGGAGTATGAAGCCTGCTGTACGGCTCTGGAGAAGCTGAGCGGACAAGACGAATGGCGACAGAAGCTGCGTGAGGAGCTGCGGCGGAAACGGAGTCTCTGTCTGAACCTGATGCAGAAGCTGGGCATAGATACATCCGACTGGGCACGAATCAATGACTTCTGCAGTAATCCCCGAATAGTCGGCAAAGCGTTCAGACAGATTACGGTGGACGAACTGGATGAACTGGCGGTAAAGCTTCGGTCCATACAACGGAAAGGCGGCTTGAAGCCCAGGAAAGAAAAGCAAACGATTAACCCCGTGAGCATGGTATCACTCATTCAGATTGACCCTGATGCTCCGGCAAACTGATAGGATATGGAAAATAGAAACACAAAGATTTTAGAGAATCTGAAAAAGGAAATCAACCTGCTTGCCTCTGATATGGAGAAGCAAGATGCAGCCGAGTTTTATAGCGAACTGGCTGACTGGGCATACGCCAACGGAGAGGCTATGCTGATGGAAGACGAACCTGAAATGCAGGATTATGAAAACCAATAACCCCAAAAAACAAGAATCATGGAAGAAATGAAACAAACGACCGTGGTAATGACGGCAGAGGAAAAGGCGGAATTTGAAGCCTTCCAGAGAGAAAAAGCAAAGAAAGCGGCAGAGGAAAAAGCCAAGAATGACCGCGAAATGTACAAACAGATGGTGGATGAGGAGATAGCAAACTCCATTCCGGTACTGCTGGGCATCAGTGAGCAGATCAAGGCAAGCAAGCAGACTGTGATGGACAACTTCAAAACCATTCTGGAAATGAAGGCAGACCTTTTCAAGACCAAGGTGAAGGATGACCAGCGCAGCCATACCTTTACTAACAGTGAAGGCGACAAACGAATCACGCTGGGTGTGTATGTGACCGACGGTTACCGTGACACGGTGGAAGACGGTATAGCCATTGTGAAGGAATACATCGAAGGTCTGGCCAAAGATGAAAAGACCAAGGCACTGGTGAGCATGGTGCTTCGTCTGTTGGCCCGTGATGCCAAGGGAACGCTGAAGGCTTCACGCATCGTGCAGCTTCGCAAAGTGGCCATGGAAACCGGAGATGACCGTTTCATTGAAGGTGTGCGTATCATTGAGGAAGCCTACCAGCCGGAAGTGAGCAAACAGTTTATCCGTGCTGAAATCAAAAACGAAAACGGAATGTGGAAACCTATCCCTCTGGGAATGACAGAATCATAAATAATAGAACTATGATACAAGAAGTGGAGAAATCTCCGAAAGTAGCCCTGTGCCGTGCTTGCTACGGTACAGGTAAAGTAAAGAAAGTTGTAGAATATCCCTCTCGGATCTTTGGAAAGAAGCGAAGCGAAACCGTTGAGGAAGTCTGCAGACAGTGTGAAGGAAGTGGCCGGGTAACGGTAAGCGCAAAAATGACGCTTGACATCCGTCCCTATAAACCTAAAGTAGAACCGTCTATGAACGATTAAACCTATATGGGAAAGCGGCACGGAGTCAGTTATCAGAAGCGTGTAGTAGAAGTAAACAGGATATATGACCATTATGCCAGTCACGGTGTACCGAACCGTGAAATATGGCGGCGGTACATATATCCTGTGTATGCTATTAGTGAGCGTACATTCTACAATATGCTTAAAGCGTCCGCAGACCCTAAAAATGATTTGCCGGACGATACGGTACAATTGAAATTTAACTTTGACTGGGAATGAATGAAAACGTAAAAAAAGTAGTGGCCCGGATACTGAAAGACATTCAGGTGGAAATGAGTGATGAGTTTGACAAGAACTTTGAACGGCAGGCTTTTTTCAGTGAGAAATGGCAGCGACGGAAAAGCCCCATCCGGAATGAAGGTAGAGCCATACTAACAGATACCGGGGCGCTTCGGAAAAGTATCGGAAGTCGGACAACGGAAAACAGCATTACCTTCTTTACCTCTCTGCCCTATGCGGCCATTCATAATGATGGCGGTGAAATAGTGGTGACCAAGCGGATGAAGCGTTTCTTCTGGCATAAGTATTATGAGGCAACCGGAGCGTTCGGTAGAAGAAAAGACGGCAAACTTCGAAAAGACAAACGAAATGTCCGGCTTGATACAGAAGCCGATTTTTGGATGTTCATGGCTTTAAAGAAAGCAGGAAGCACCATCAGGATTCCCCGACGCCGTTTCCTCGGCACATCGCCTGAAGTGGAAAAAGCCGTCCGTGAGATTGTAGAAGAGAACCTAACAGAGTATTTTACCATTGAATATAATATCATAAGAAAATGAGAAAAGAACTTTACCGGATGCTTTGCCGGGAGCTGAAGGCCATTGACCTTATCAAGCACATAG